GGCAAACCACAGAAACAAGCGGTTGCCATTGCACTAAGTAAAGCACGTAAATCAGTTGCTAAAATACTTAAAAAACGTAAGAAATATTAAGGAGCAATTTGAGTTATATCAATATTGCTTCCACTAACACTAATGGAACCTAAAAACTTTCCATCAGAACAATTGGCTAATATAAAATCACTATCTAAAAAAGCATATCCTTGCTGTTTTAATGGTAAAAGATAATTATTAGCCAAAACAACAGCCATAGAATCATTGCTCATTAATGTTACTAATCTTGGATTTACATTTGAATGACCAACGAAATCTAACTTAATATCTGAAATATTCATTTAAATCTCCTTATTGAATAACATACATAAATGATACAGAAACTACTTTTGTACCTGTTGTATCTGCTGTCAATATCCCAAGCTGCACTCTCGTAAACCCTACATCAGCTACTACGTCCAATAAAGTACCGTCTCCAATAGCAGGAGATCCATTAACATAAACAGATCCACCCATCAATGTTGCTTGATTTGCATTTGAGAAATTATTTGCTGCAATAACCGGAACATCAATAGTAACTACTTGTGTTGTAGCAGTTGCCGTATAGCTAAATTCTAAAGCAACTTCTGCTGTATATCCTACAGCAACAAGGGGAGCATTAACCATAGCCTTAATTACGCTAATACCTGATGTACCAGATACGTTACTAACAGTAGCAGAAAAAGAACCACTTTGATTCTCATCTATGTAAGCATATTGATGATAATTAACTCCATCAAATGTTCCAGGTCTTGCAGACGGAGTTGCATCAGATATAAATGCTGTCATTCCAGCCTCTGGAGAAGCGATTGCAGTCCATTCCGCATTTGTCATAACAGGAGCTGGAATCGTTGCTTGAGTGGTGCTTTTAGCTTGCATGAAAAATGCACTAGATTCATTTTGCACAAGAAATGTGGAAATAACAGTTTCTAATTGATATTGAAATGCTCCATATGGTGTAACATTAGCAGTTGCAGTATATGAAGTTGGAGCGCTCATTGGTATCGGAAATGCTTGAGAATCGCCGCTAGCAAATTCTGTAATAGAAATATCTGCTCCTGCGACAGCGTCAGCATTGTTTCGATATGTTTGGGCTGGTGGTACAATAGCCGTCAATACATACTCTATTGCGCCGGATAATAAAATAGGATTTGATAATGCATTAGTTCTATAAGCTCCAACTAATGAATCAGTTTTAGATACTGTTCCAATTGTTAATTGAACACCAGTGGATTTTTCATATATAGCTAATGTTCTTACTTGACCAACTCCAAGTGTAGAATCTTCTACTTGGAATGAAGTAATAATAATATTAGAAGAAGGAACAAAGGTATATCCAAAAATATTATAATTAGAATTTATGTTAATTCCTGTGCTAGATGTGGTTACTCCATTAGTTACAGAACCAGCTTGACTTGCATTGATTAATAATGGTCTTCCTGCAACTACTTCTATCACATTTCCATTATCATAAGCATCTTGTAATGTATCGCTAGAAGTAGAATTTAAAGTAATATCAATTTCACCATTAGTAGATAAATCAATATTAATAGAGCTGTCAGAGCTAACTAAATACCCAGCAATAGCAGGAGATGAATCTACACCAATGATTAATTGACCTTGGTTTAATGTTGGAACATTTGGAAGATCTGTTAAATAAGCCAGTCCAGACCAGTCTCCAGTATAAATATAAGCTCTTTTAGGACTAACATCTGTTGCAAATACGGCATCTCCATTCTGAGGAGCAGCAATAGCATCTCTTTGAACAGTTGTCATTGATGGCAATGGATGAGATGACCTAGTGGTAGAATTAACTTCAAAAATAACACTGTTATCAGTTGTTGAATCATAGATATTTACATCATCTTCTCCAGTAAATTCTTCATACTGAAATGATCCTATATATAATGCATCAGCTAATACCGTAAAAGATGTAGGAAATTGCAAGGTAACAGGAGAAGAAGACGATGGTCCACTTGCATATCCCGTGACTGTAATATTACTTACAACAGCATCTTCATTAGAAAAACTAGATTCATTGGCTGGAATAACTGTTGCAAATACATATTCTGTCCCAGAAGATAATAAAACAGGATTATTTAATGTTTTTGTTCTAAAAGTATTAGTTGAATCCAAAGGATCGGATTGAAGAATAGTAGCGCTTGCTAGTAATTCTTCTGTATTTTTATTATAAATTCCTGTATCTCTTGGATATGCAGTAGTAAATAAAGAATCATCATATTGTAATGATGTTACGATCATGTCTACTGATGGGATAAATGTCCATCCAAATACTCTATAATTAGCTACCGTATTTGTACCTGTTGCTTCTGTCGTAACAACGTTTACTTCAGCAGCTGAGCTTCCATTTATAAAGCTAATTGGTCTATTATTAGATAATAAAACATTAGCATTATCACCATTATCATATGCAGCTTGTAGTGTAACTCCAGTTGAACTACTTACTGAAAAATCAATAGAATTTGTATTTTGAGATGGAGAAATAGTAACAGATCCATCATTACTTGTTAATTCACCATTTCCAGTCAAAATACCATTTAATGCAGTTACAGTAGCTACTGCTAACCATGATCCGTCTAAAGTAGAATTATCGGATAATTTCACAAATAATCCGCCTCTTGAAACAAGAGTGGTAAATGATGATCCCGAATTCAAATTAATATCAACAGATTCTAATCCAATAGAATTAAATTGAGGTCCAAAAGATAATGAAAAAGCTCCCAAACCTTGAGCAAGGGGAAGTCTAATTTCATTACCAGGGTTATTACATAATATTTCTATAAAATTAGGACAAGGATTGGTTAATGTGTAAATTCCACCTGAAAAATCACTATCATTTAACTGTAATATTTGACCATTTCCAAATCCAAGATTTGATATTGAATCTTGAACATTAGAAACATCACTTAAGTTTCCAGCTATTGTTAAATAAGGCCCTCCGCCTCCAGTTGAAACATCAACAAAATTAAAACTTGCACTACCTGTTCCTATTTGAACTGGCAATGGTTCAACTAAAATATATAAAGCACCAGCTAGCGTATTTCCAGCTCCTACAGAGAAAAACTGTCCAACTTTTAATTGTTCTACCGACTGAAAATCAGGAGCTCTTTCTAAAAGCCATATACCAACACTGCTACCAGCTGCTTTAACAACATATATACCATTTTCATTAACATTGGTTTGATTATTTAATAATAATCTATCACCAACTTGAGCTAAAACTCCATCAACTAATAAAGATCCAGTAGAAGACGCGGTAAGAGTTGAACCTACGCCATTATTAAGTTGACCATTAAAGTAATTACCCGAAAGATTAGATGTTGTAGCCAACCTAACAGATGTTATTTGTTGATAAATATTATATGACGTAGTTGCCATATTCATCTCTCCATGATGATTTAAAACATTAAACTGTTGGGATAGCTATCCAATTAAGAGTTGTATTTGCTCCAGGATCTGCGCTAAAAGTAACGGTTAATGTATCAGCACTTGGAACAGCTTTTATTGAAACGACATTTGTTGATGTTAACAAACAAGCAACAACAATATCAGTAGCAACTAATCCTGTTGCAACAAATGCATTTGATGTTCCTCCGCCTCCATAAACAGCTGTTGTTCCACGTTTAATACCAATAGTTGTCAATGCATTAAGATTTGCTGCATCATCAACTAAAGACGCTCCAAAAGAAGATACAGTAACATTAGCTGAACTAATATCTAATGTTCTTGCAGCATCTCCAGTTGATAAAGTAAATATTCTGTCAGCTGTTAAATTACTTCCTGGTTTAATTATAAGATCATGTGATGCATTAGTATCTAATATATGCAATCCTTCATTTGGAACTGTTAATGTGTCTGTAATTATCACGTCACTAAATGTTACATCCCCACCGCCTGGTGATTGAGTTGATTCAAATAATAAAGAATCAATACCAAGTTGAGCCGGTAGTGGTTCAACTAAAACCCACATTGATCCAGCGCTTGCTGAACCAGCATTAACACTTAAAAATTGTCCTAATTTCATTTGCTCAATGTTTTGGAAATCCGATGATCTTACTAATACCCAATTAGCGGCTACTCCACCAGCATTGTTGACAATATAAATACCATTTTCATTAGCATTGGTTTGAGCTGATAATAGAACCCTATCATTAGCTACTAAACTAACGCCATCAATCACTAATGCACCAACACCACTTGACACTAATGTTGCTCCAACACCATTATTTAATGGGCCATTTAAATAAGATCCAGCCAAGTTTGAAACAGACACGACACGAGCTGATGTTAATTGTTGATAAATATTGTATTGAACTACTTGAGCTACCATTTTAAACTCCTTTTTAAAATTAATTACAAATATTAACTACCCCAAACTAATCCCAATGCTGTTGTTCCTACAGAATTAATTCGTATTGAATATATATTATGCCATATACCAGCAGAAACATTGGTTAAAACTTGAGTTGTTCCATCCCATTTAACATAAGATACATTTCCTGCTGTTCCTACATATAACCAAGATGCAAATTCAACTTGTCCATTTGGACCATAATCAACATCTAATGTCACATTTCCTGATCGAACTGGTCCAGATACCAGTCTAAAAGGTCCTGTATATAAATTAGGATCTAACGGTGGACATGAAAATAATTGTTGTGCCATTACTAACTCCTATAACTTAATTAACATATTATAATACGTAGAAGGTGGTTGAATACTGAAAGGAGTACTTGATCCTGGTCCATTATTAGAAGTGTAATTTTTATTACCTATAAATGCCCCATTAGATCCACCTACTCCAGAAGTAGTTACTCCAGAATGGTCAATATTTACAGTTGTTGTATGACTATGAGGAGGTAAATTAGCAGCAGATAGTGTAACTGTTGGATTACCGAATGCATGACCAAGCGCATTAGCTCCAGTTCCACGACCAGCCAATAATCTATCAACCGTTGGTGGAAGCTGTAATCTTTTATTAGCATTCCAATCTGATAGCGCACTACCTCCTTTAGCAACTGGAGCTCCAGCGCTCGTAAATAAAGGACAATCAGCAGCGGAAGTTCCTTCCCATATGGTTTTATATAATAACCAAGTATCTGGTTTGTTTCTCGTAGTAGCATTTGATGCACTGCTTCCTATTGTTCCATCATTTAATGGTATATAACCATTTTGAAATAACTGAGATGCATTGTTAGAAAAAGCATTCATGCTTATTTTGACATCACCTGTTCTAGGCAAATTCATTTCAACTTCATTTTCTTCATTTGATTCAAATACCACTGTAGGATAATCACTACCTTCCCATAGCATTGGCTTGAATATATCAATAGTTGTAGTCCCACCACCGGGAAATCTTATTTGTAAGTAAGTAGCATCATCATCTGAATTGCTTAAAGTTCTTCCTAATGTACTTGGAACATTCACTGTTACTGTATAAAAAGCAAATGAACCTGTTAAGTTCTTTGGTTGAACTAAATTAACAGGAGCAACAATAGAAGGAGATCCACCGCTACCAAAATATTGATAGATAAAAAAGTTCAGTTGATTCTGAGTTCCACCAGAATGCCTAGCATAAAACGTTAATGTAAACTGCTTACCAGATAAATTATTAACATATTTGGATATTGGTATCTGAATACCTTTATAATTTTCTGCACCTGCTAGTGTGCAATCATATCTCATGTAATAATAAGTTAAGTAATCAGGAGCTATTGGATTAATGCCAATACCTGGATCATCAGAAAATAAAACAAATGAAACAGTATCAGCTCCACCTACAGCACCATCTCTTATAAAAGTTATATCAGGAAAAGTTAATCCAGAATGTGCACCTGGAGCTAATAAAGTATTATTTAAAACAGGAGAAACAATAGTTGCTCCTATATTGTTAGTAAATGATGAATTAGTAAGAATATTATCTATCTTTTCTACTACAGTTGCTCCACCGCCTCCACCACCACCTGATATTGGATAAATATTTTCTGACCAAATCAAGTTACCATTAGCATCTTCAAAATAGACATAATATAAATCTTGAGGGTTTAAGTCATCTAATTGCCAATAAATAGCTCCTGGAGCCATACCATCAGCATCAAATATAAGAGGATTTGCCCATGGTGTACTTCCACCAGGATCTTGGTAAATATTCTTGAATTGAGTAGGATTTAAACTACTTTTAGCAAAAAGCTTTCCACCAGCAGCAGGTTTTCCTTGTAAATCATTAAATATCCATATTGGTTGAGGTTGCAGTGTATACGAAATAGTCATTACTTGTTTTCCTCTAAAAGAAAGTCACCAATAGGTAAAACTTTCATCATTATATCATTAGCAGCATTTTCTACATCTTCTTTTTTGCCTGATTTTTGAGCTTCACGTAGCTGATTAACCCATTCATCACTTCGAATAAATTCAACAGCTTTTTTATTTGATTTCTTTCCTGTCATCTGTTTCCAGATGTTTTGTATTTTATCAATAGTGTTTCTAAATGCTCCTGTGTTAGCAGTCTCTTGGTGAGCAGATTGAGCTATATTTGGAAGATTTTTTAATTGTCTCCATGCTAACTTCATGTCATCCAACATTGAAAGAGCGTCTGGGTTATTTCTTAATTTTTTTCTTAAATTTTGATATTGATCATCATTTTTTATAATTCTATTGTAAAAGTTTGATCCAGAAACTTCTTCTTCTCTCATTTTCTTTTTAATTTCTTTTCTAGTGCTTTTTAATTCAGACATCTGTCTTGCTTCTTGATAACCAGGCACAGCTTCATCTAAAACACCAACTAGATTATCTCTAGCTTGTTTATATTGTTCTGCTTCAGAAGGAGCATTTTTTCTTAAACCTCTTTCTTTATCATAAAGTGCTCTTTTAACTCTGTCTAAATAAGCAACATTATTTTCTGAAACACCTTCTAAATCTCTTTGCCAAGCTGGATTTTTAGATACTTCATCAATAGCATTAGATATTAATGGATCTTTTTTTATCTCATTTAATATATTTGGTTTTAAATTCCACTTATATATATTTTCATACATTGATTTTATTTTATTATTTGAAGCAGTGCTATTGTCATAAATCGTTCTTAATAATTTATTAATCGATTTCTTTTCTTGGCCAAGCCTTTCCATGCCTAATTCAACATTTCTAAAAGATGCTTCTCGTGTTTTTGGATATCTTGCTTCAATTCCTGAGATAAATGGATTTAAAGTTGCTTCAGATGGTGTAATTGGTGTTCCAAGTCTATTAGCAGCCTCAACTTGAGGAGCAACTTGCTCATATGTAAGTCCTTCAATAGACTCTTGTCCAGGAACTTTTCCAAAACCAAATTTACGTGCAGCAGCAGGTAATCCATAACCTAATCCTGATATTCCTGCTCCTAAACCAAATCCAAGAGCACCACGTGTTCCTGCGTCTTCAGGATGTTGTGCGGCTTCATAAAGACCAAACTCAGCACCACGACCACCTATATCAAATAATTTATTTAAAATAGGCGATGCTTTCATAGCTTGTTCTAAAACTTTACCTACATGAGGAATTCCTTGTGCTGCTTTTAATCCACCAAGAATACCCGCTCGAGGAAGTCCCATTCCAAACATTCCACCAAATTCTTCAGCTCCTTTTTTTTCTTCAGGACTAAGTCCAGGAGATAAATATTTAGCAACATCTGGTGTTGGAATTTTTTTATTGAGTAAAACATTGGCCATTTTTGCCGGTTCATACAAAGCGCCTTGAACAACATACGGTGATTCTCTTAAAACTTGTTTTTGTGTTTTAGCGAATTCTTTCTCTGCTTCAGCAGGATTAAAATTCAAAAAACTTTTTTTAGATGGTTTTTCTTCTTGCAAAACAGCACCTTCAGCAATAGGATCAAATCCTTCAGCTAAAGTTGCTCCTTCTGATATCGGATCAAATGCTTTAGCCATTATCCAATCCTCTTAAAACCATTCTCTACAAATAATTGAGCCTTACCCTGTGGAACATTATAGACTTTTCCATCAGGCCCCTGCATTCTAAGAGATTCACCTTTAAATTCTTTAGCCGTCTTTTTAATAGCTTCTTTCGCTGTTGATGGCTTTTCTTCAGGTGATCCAATAGCTTTAGTGGCTGATTTGTTAGCTGCCTGAACAGCATCATAAATAGCATTTTCAACATAATCATTAGCTTGATTAAATACTTCTGGTTTAACAAGAAATTGAAGGTTCTTACCATTAACCATCGCTTTATCAGTCATTTCTCTAATGGCTTCAATACCAACGTTACCACCCATTGCCCTTAGACGAATGGCAGCTTGTTCTGGAGCTAACATACGAGCAGCTAAAAACTTAGCTTGTTGATCTTTATTCTTTCCAGTTAAGGCGTCTCTAACTTGAAGAGGAGAATATCCAGCTATTTGTTGAGAATAAGGACCAGCCCATTCTGATATGGTTTTTCCTAAAACACCAAGCTCAGCAATAGCAGATTGTCTTTGTTTTAATTGATTCTGTCCCGCTTTTGTTAAAGGATATATCGGTTCAGGAAGGCTATTAGGATCAAAACCTTTTTCTACAGCTATATCAGATAATGATTTACCAGAAGTAAGCATTTTTCTAGCATCATCAGGATATATTCCCATTCCAGCAGCTTGAGCTAATACATATTCTTTAGTTCCTACAGGAAGACTATTAAAATCATAACCAGCAGCTTGTTTAGCCATTAATTGCTGTTGAGTTTCTCTGGCTCCTAAATTAGCAGCTATCGATCTATTTAACATATTCAAAGCATTTGGATCAGAAACTAATTCTGGATTTTGTCTAATTAATTCAGCCGCCCCCAGTTGACCAGCTGTTCCAGGAAGTCCATATAAAGGATTTCTTTGTTGAAATAACATTTTATTAGTTTCAGCTTGTTTTTGTGCAATATTTGCTTGTGTTAAAGGCTCTGTAAATTGATTTTGAATAATTGCATTTTTTAATGCCTCAACCTGTTGAGCGCTTTTAACATTTTGATTCAGGCTATTCTGGATCATCTGACCCATCGATTGATAAGCTGGTAATGGTAAAGCCATAGTTATATCCTATAAAAACGCTAACATTGCTAAACTACCCAATCCACCAAATATATCAGACATTCTCTGATTACTTGCATTAGCAGATCCATAAGATCCTTGAGCAAGATTCTGACCTAAAGAATTATATATGTTAGATAAGTTATTCGCCGAACCTTGACCCATGCCAACTAATCCACCTAATCCAGCACCATACTGTGTATTTATACCTAATACATTTTGTAACCATTGGTTCATATCTTGCGATGAAATATTAGCAGCATTTTGTTGAATAGCTTGATTCATGGCGCTTGATCCGCTTAGTCCAGATGCAGAAGCGGCATTTTGAGCAGCCTTAATCGATTGATCTTGCATATACTGTGAATAAGGAGACGCCTGGTATCCACCCATTAAATTATTAATAAATGCTGATGGATCAGACATTCCTTGTAAATAGTTTTGATACTGTGGCAAAGCGCCTGTCCCAGCTTGATAAAATGGATTTTGATAAGATGCGGCTTGATTTGCATATTTTTCATATTGTTTAGATGCATCTTTATAAGGATCTTTTCCACCAAATAATCCTCCTACCAATCCACCTAAACTACTAAATAAATCTGCCATTTAAATTACCTCATTATGGTGTTGTATTTACAGATCTCCAAAGCGCATTTCCTGCTTTTATCTGCCATACTTGTAACTCATTCGTAGTAGTATTGTATATCATTTGCCCTAGCTGTGGCGACTGAATTGTGTTTCTTTGAGCAGTTGTCACTTGAGGAACAAACATTCCGTATTGACCTAAATATCCCGCTAATGTCTGACCAAAAGTAGATATCCATGCAATCCATATATCACTCATTAGATTGCCAGGTTTTACTAATTCATCATAAATTGGTGGTCCATCAAAATCAGCAGCCATTTCTACTCCGGCATTTGCTCAAATACCCACGCAGCTCCAAGCATCACAAAAGGTAATTGATTAAAAAATTCTATTTTTGGAACAAACCCTTGTCCCCTTGGAATAGTTCCTAATTTTCTCCAAACTGTTCTATAAGTTCTTTCTCCAGTTTGTCCCATGGTTCCTTGAAGTCTATTTCCGTATGTAACACCACCATCTTTTGAATAAGAAAGATAAACAATAGGCGTTATGTCATTATTTTCTATAACCTGAACATAATTAACACCACTTGAATCAGTAGTTAAAGTAATAGGAGTTCCAGATAATGCATTTGAATAAGTTGTAGCCAACTTTATTTGAGTTGAAGTAAATAAAATTACATAATAAGTAGTAAATGGAGCTAATGGCTGAGGCAAAGATCCAGCAGAAGTTGAAACCTGAACAGCCTTTCCTGTAAATAAATCACTTGTACTATTCATGATTAATATATCAGGAAATGTAAGTATATCAGTCGAGAATTCTTCAAAAAAATCCTCTGTCGTATCTTGACCTTGAACCAAGTCTAAGTGGAATCTATCAATTCTTAATCGTTTGTACTCAGAAGAAGTGATCGATTTTCCTATCCTTATTCTAGGAATATTTTCACCAGCATTAGTAACAACATTAGGGTCCACTCTATATAGAATATGTGTCTCATAATTTCCGTAATAATTGTTCCCATCAAAATATGCATGTGTCTGCGCAGGGTGTCTATTACCATCAAGAACTTGCTCTTCATGCCAGTTCTGATCGCCACTATTAGGATTAGACATCGTAACATTATAAACATATGTATGATTAGCCGCTGTAAAGTTTAATCTGTAAAATATTATTCCATTCTCTTTAATCAATATACCAGTAGCATCACTTATCTCATGTTCAGCAGCATGTTGCGCAAAGTCATAGTCTAATGCTCTTGTGCTAACAGCCATAGCCTGCGCACCAACGACCATTTGAACAGAGCTTTGGCCATCCTTGTCTTGAGACAAGAAAAACATCATGTCAAAACCTACTCTAATGCTTCCAATAGCAGGTGTTCCAAATTCAATTAATAATGAATTATTACGCCTAAATGGTAAATTTGTACCTAAACCAGCGTTTTCCCATACTTCTGTATAATTTTCACTAAACAAAAATAATCTACGATGCAATGTTCTACATGCAACAATATTACCTGGATGTGATGTTATTGATCCAAACTGCAATTGACCTTGTTGAGTAATTGTCTGAGTTCCAACGCCAACGGTCGTTAACTGAATAGCAGCACCGCCTTTTGTTGCTGATACTTGAATAGTATTAGTTCCACTATTAACAGCAACTACATAATAAATATCACCAGCAACCAATGGAGCAGGCAAAGTACCTGTAGTTGAAAATATAACTGGAGTTCCAATCTGATAATATGCCCATGCACCCGCATTTGTTAATGTAATATCAAAAGTAGGTGGTCCAACCACTGTAAAATCATTAACACCATTACTCCAAATCAATCCATTATTAAAACTTGATAAGTAGAAATTATTCGTTCCACCATCAGCTACAACAAAAAAACCATCTAAATAAGTTACATCAATAGGATTAGCCGGAAATGCAGGATCAGTTATTTGTAAAAATGTAGAGTCTTGTACATCATATATCCAACCATCAGATCCATCTACTAAAATAATCTGAAACTGATTTGCATCTATTCCAACGTAACCCGTAGTTCCATTTATATTTCCTAATAAAGTTGCTGTTTGACCAGGAACAATAGTATTTATTCTATAAACACTATTTCCGATAACGCATATCATTATTGGGTTACTATTAGCATATTTGTAAGAAAATTGACCTCTAAAACCACCAGATCCAATGGATGGAAATATAACTTGTTCATCATTTATTCCAGACGTAGGAATAAGAGTTCTAGGTTTCTTACCCAAAGGATCAATATATTCAAACATATTAATCGTGCGCTCAGCATCAATATTCGTATAACGCTGATTATTGTAAGATCCAACAATTTCGTAATCTGTCCAAGACATAATTAATAAGCCAATATATTTGGCCAGTAAAACGGCTCTGGCGCATTCATGGTGACCGATGGACGGATTGTTAAATCTGTTTCATTAGCATTCTTCAAAGTGCTGATATAATCCTGATACTTTTCCTCAGCAGTTTCATTCCAATTACCTGATGGATAATAAGATCTAAATTCCCTAGCTAATGAATATTTTAAAAATCCATAATAAAAAGGTGGTAATGCAGTCAAATCTTGGTTTGCAGTGAGAGAATTAATCATGACCTTAGCTTGCAATATGCAAGGATATGGCTGATCAGGCGCTGGATAAAGAGTAACAAAAGATTCCGTGGCTTGTTTATTTAGAAATATGAAGCCAGGGCGCGCCAAAAGATTTTGCAATCTTACTACATTATTGTAAGTAGCCTTATTAATGATTCGCAAAGGATATACAATCGGCTCAGAAGCCAATGGCTGAACAATATAATTAGCAAATTGCAGATCAACTACTCGATCAGCATTAATATCAGCAGGGACAATGTCAGAGATGCTGTATGTATCTTGTCCAACTACCATTGTGAAGTTGAGAGTAGTTAAATATGGGACATAAATACTATCTGCATCAAATCCATCAAGAATCTCATTAAGAATCTCTAATCCAGAAGAAAGCATAAATGAATCAGGGGCTTCACCAACCCCTAATTCACCTAATAGATAAAGAGAATTTATAATCAGATCATTCGTTGTCCGTGTGACTTGGGTCATAATCTCCCCTCACGCAATGACCAAAACTATTTAACTGGATAAGCTTTTTTATCTAATCCAGCAGTTAATTCTCTACCAAATGATTGAGCATGCTCACCATCAGAAATCATACAAGAATCAAAATTCATGTATCTTTCTTCTAAATTAGGAGCTTTTGCACCCATAACTGCCGTCATCGCTTGATGCTCCCTCACAAATGCGTTGTTCCCCATGTGTGCCGATTCCATCATCTTTTGACGAGAGTTTGCTCTTACGTTTTCTCGGCTTTTCAGCTTGCTGTATCCGTCGTTCATAGTCTTTCCTCAATTGTTTAGCTTCATTAGGTGTATCAAACCACGTCCCTGTTGCTAGTAAACTTACTCTTTCCTCATCACTTACTACTTTCATCTTTTCAACTGGATGATAAACACAATTTAACATCAGGGACCTCTTTAAATATTACGATAATAACTTCACTGCATATTGGGGGTGCCATTTGAAACCGCATAGCAAGTCAATACGCATATAGTTTTGGTATCCCAAAATATCACCACTTTGAGTAACAGCTAGTGATAATCCTGTTTCAGGATCTACAGCAACCGATGTATAAGGAACTTGTAATTTATACAAAGGAGGACAAACAATATCCAATCCACGTGATGGATAAGCTACGTTCACATTGTAACTTGGTACCATGGTAACCGCAGCGTTGTTAGGTATAGCATTAGATACGTTTTGTAAAGGTGAAGAAGTTGAGCTAATAATCGTTGGATTAACTTGAACAGTGATGTTACCACCAGCATCGGAGCTCGCAGGAGCAGTAACCACAAACTGCATGTTCTGACCAGTAGAAGCTCTAGAAATTGGGTTAACACTAAATACACCAGCAATAGAAATTAAGTCACCAGGTAAGAAGTAGTTAGAAACGCTTGCTGTTGCTCCATCCATTACAATAGTGTTACCAGAAGCTACTGCACCATTAACTAACAAAGCATCACCAGGGAAGTTCGTTGGACCAGCGCCAGCAACGTGCTGAACAATGTTCTGAGATTGGAAAATATCAAAGTAAGATAAATGACCAATAGCTGATTGACGAACAATTTCTTCGTTAAATACTGGAGTAAATTGGTTCAATAAAGCGCCTTTCAAGGAAGATCCATCTCGTGGAGTCATAGCTAAATAAGCATCCATTGAGATGTTAACACCTTGTTCAATCAATTTAGTACCAGCTAAATCTACTGTGGTAAAGCTATTGATTGGAGTACCAGCGGTACCAGTAAAGAAATATAGATCTTGTTCAGCAGCTGCGCAAATATCACGTTCCATTTGAGAAATGATGTTTTGTATAGCTGGCTGAATAAACATACGAGAAAAATCTTCGATTCTTAAAGTTAAATCTTGTACAGTGTAAGCAATCAAAGCGTGATATTGGTGAGCAACTGTAATAGTTTCAACCGTTTCAATGATATCTTGAGGGGTTGCAGTTGATCCATCACCAACAATAAAGTTATTTTGTCTACGAACTTGTAAAGTATCACCAATTTTATAGCCTGATGAAGTGAAATCATCTTGGTAAATACGAGATGCAGTCATGACAAACGGCGCATTGTTAGCAAACATCGCAAGAGCCGTATTACTTACGAGTTGCGTGGTAATAAATTGATTAGCCATTGTTAAACTCCAAATTTAATTAGTAAGACCAATTCTTTCCGCCACTCTTCATCTTTGATCGAAGATCACTAACGGAAGTATTTTCATTGACGCCGCGAGATACCACAGGATTATTCTTAATTTGACCCAATGGCTTGGCATTACTGTGAGGAGATTGGCTCTTTCCATTATTGCCACTCATCAAAGCAACAGACATTCTCACGACTTCTTTTGCTTGTTCTAATGGGTGGAGTTCAGATAACCTTTTTAATTTATCTCTGTCTTTGCCTAAGTGATATAAAACATCATCAGGATTATCTACAAGTAAAGCTGCATCTCGAATGGCATCTGTATAAGGAGCATCATTTGATCTAACAATGTCATCAAAATCCTCATATTTACTTGATGCATTATCTAATCTGTCTTGAAGACTTTGATACTGTTTATGAACATGCTGCATTCTCTCTGCTTCTTTAGCCTTTTGCTCTTGAATCTTTTGTAATTCCATCGCACGGCTAACTGCTTTATAGATTTGATCATCCATACCTGGTTCAACTTGTGAAGTATATGGATTCATACCTTCTTGTGCATACTGCGGTTCAGGACGAGATCCTAAATGCGCACGCATTTCATCTAATTGTTGCTGCATTCTTCTCATTTCCTTTTTATGACGTTTTTCCTGCATGCCTAAACGCTTCTTAGCCACATCAGGTAAATCATCTCTTTCAGGTTCATCAGGATGCTCAGCAGCAGATATAGCAATTTCTTCTGGGTTTCCTAATGACGCATTTACCGCTTCTTCTAACCCTTCTTTTGCTTCACTCGACATTTCTTGAGATTGGTTCATCTTTTATAAACTCCAAACTGGCAATTAATGATTGCCCCGAAGGTGCGGCCCTTCGTAAGCCAGAAAATAACAGAATTGGCCAAAATTCTGTTATAAAAATTGTACTAATATATCTCAAATGCCGAAAGGTACACCGGTATAGCATATTTATCTTTATGCTATACCGGTATAGTAGGAGGGGATTTATTGAGGGGATTTTTGAGAGGATTTATGCAAATCTGAAACTATTTTAGCAATCTTGGCAGTGTAATCTAACTCAGCTTTCTTATGATCTAATCCATGAGCTATCATCGATTTTTGTATATTAGCTTGATGATCATAAATATTAAGCTCACTATCCATCTGTGCCTTTTGAGCTTGCAATAATAATTCAGCTTTCTCTAATTCCAATTTCTGCATCTTCAAATCTAATTCTTTTTGCTTACTTTGTAAGTCAGCTTGCTTAAGTTGCATCTCCATTTGCATAGCCATTTCTTGAGGAGAAGGTGGCTGAGGAGGTAATTCTTTTCCTTCTTCTTTAGCCAAAATCTGTGGCGGAACAAGTGTTTTAAATCTATCCGCAATTTGCTGCATATATTGCACATCAAGATTCTTAGCCCAAAGATCAGCAATAAGCGGAAAGGTTTGAGGATTAGCCGCAAGAGTTTGTTGGAAAAATTCCAAAGCCATTTCTTTTTGTACCGCAAAGCTTGGACCTGTATCAAGTTCAATATCATAATCACCGTACTCTATTTTATTTTCTATCGATCCATCAGACATTGATTTGTTCAAAACAACAGATTCCGTTCTGCCATCTTTTTTAGAAATAACCATGTGACGCTCATCTTCACCAACAATATAAGGCAATAAGTCAAGAACAACTCTTCCACCTTGCTCAATGGATTGATTTAAATTATCCATGTAAACATAAGTTGCCATTGATCCTTCCATCTTTCTTTCACGACGAGCTTTTCCTGATATATCTCTACCTTGTATTTCTTGAGATTCTGAATATCCTAATATTTCACGAAGATCCTGAGATCCGCGTTGAAATTGAGATAATAATTCATTAGAAAGTTGCCAAGCTGGTTGCTTAGTAGGCATTTGTCCTGTTTTAGGATCAGGTTTAGCAATTAATATACCCATCTGTAATTCAGGATTACGCCATTGCTGCTCTTGTCCAATGATATTGTCCGGAGTTCCTAACCATTGTTCTCGTCTACGATTCTTAATTTCTGTCGCAATTTCGGAACCAACATAGTTAATAAACTTCTGAGCATCACGTGCTTCATGAATAAAACTACGCGTATATTGGCGACCTTCAATGAAATGAGAGTTTCCATCAACATAAATAATAGGAAGATACTTAGATGGCCATTCAGAAAACTCTATGATTCGATCTTTAATCAATCTATAATGCATTATCCTGTAATCTTGCGTATGCCTTTCTCCAACCACTCTAGGAATCATATCTAATATTGCCTGACCAACAATACCACCTGATTCCAAGCTTTGAGCAGCCAATTCTTTTTGTTTCTTTATATCTTTCTGCATCTCTTCCCATTGACCTTCCGTAACTGCTTGTCCATTAGAAAGCTTAAGCAATTTAACAGGAAACCATTCCTTAACATAATAATCGCATACAATAATGGTATCTCGAGTTTCCCATTGAAAGTCTAGAAACATACGTGGATCAGCATAAGAAACAGGATTAAAAATGTAAGGATAAGTTGCAGAAAACTCTTCTCGACTCATCACATATTGATAAGAACAGTAGTCACCATCACCTTTATGAGGTTTTACGCCAGCAGGATCCCATGCGCATTTAGTTGGATCAGATATTAACCTATACTTAATAACTCTATTGAATGACAAAGGAGATTCGTAATCAATATCAACTTGGAAAGCACCCCATCCTAACAATAAAGCTGATTTAAATGCCGTTTGATAAACTAAATCTGTTTCAGACCCATAAGCAATGGTTCTAACTAAATCTGCTCTTAAATTTATCGCATCTTGATCTGCTTTACCGGTTAAAGATCTAACCATAAGATCTGGTTTGTTCTTTCTTTGTTCTCCAACAACTTTATTTACAGGATCAAGCATTTTGTTAAAAGTAAAGCATACTTTAAATAACCTATTAAACTCAGATCTTTCAATTGCAGTCCATTGATCACGCAAACAGAAGTTCATATCATCTTTTCCGCGTGTCATGTTTTCATTAAAATAGTTCTGCCAAATGTTTATATTATCTTTTGCTGTAGACAAAACATCCATTTCATTGATGCCTGCTTCATTAAGCCGCTCAATTCTTCTCTCTTCCATTTCATTAATGTCTTCATTAGACATCTGTGGTGAGGCTGACATAACTTATCCTTTCTTAGACAATATACAATTCTTTATCAAGTTTAATAATTTATCAGATTTACCTTCTTTTATATAGTCTATTGGTTTTTTTCCACTCATTGATCCATTAATAGTATAAAACCATTCAAATGTCTTTTCATTGCTTCCATCAAAATGGTCTTTTATTAAATAAAAACATTCTTGAGATAATGATTTATTGCTCATTATTTGTTTTCTTTATATACAGGATATTTTGGTAACGTTCTATCGCTTGGATAAACAAACTTCTGAGGATAATCTTTTGGTGGTTCACTTGGTGCATCATAAAATGGAATCTTATCTGCATCTGACATATTTTCTCTCCTTATTTATGTAACTTCCTTAATGTTTTAGCTAACGAAGCTCTTTTCCTCATCGTCGGATTTTTTGAATGCTCAGCTTTCTCCAACTTCTTTTCAGGTATATTCTCACCTTTTTTAACATGCAATGCTTTACGCAAAGCACCAGGCTTCTTGATAGCCTTTTGAATCCATTTCTCTGCCATATTACTTATCCTTCTTCTTTTTTTTCATTTTTCTAATGTCTTCTTTTTCATGCTTTTCAAGCATAGATAAATCTTTAATCTCTTTTTTCTCACCTTTTTTTAACTTCTGTATATTCTTCAATGCTTTCTTATGATCATTACTCATCTATTATCTCCAATTTATTGCTAAAGGATAATTATTTCATATATTCAATCCATAATATGTACATTTATTACAATTTTGGTTAAACAAGTATCATTATATAATTATTTAGCCGCCTTTTTACCGTTTTTACGATCTACAGCCTTTCTCTTAACGTTGTACGCAATAGCCACTGCTTGCTTGACAGGCTTACCAGATTTAACTTCTTTACGGATGTTTTCTTTAAATGCTTTGGGTGACGCTGATTTCTTTAATGGCATAAATATCTCCTATAAATTTCATTACAAATATCGGAATACAGGGTTGTACATGTCCACTTTATTTCTTTCTTGCTTCGTCTCTGCAATACGATCTGAAGCAAACTCCAAAGATATGTATTGCAATGCATCATGTGGATGTGACGACATGTTCTTATCTGGCTCATTTCTGTATCTCTCCTCTCCTGCTACTGCAATTCTCTTATAAACGTAATCTTTAGTAAATCCTCTGAATAATGTTGGACAACGTTTTTTATCTATTATAAAACCGGGTTTACCATCAACCATACGGTTGAGAAAAAACCTAACGCTATTAATGCGAGTACTAACAACATTAGTAGTAGCTGGAACAGTTTCGATACCCAATGCATTCAATTCTCCTATAAAACTAAACTCTGCCATTATCTCATCACGTTTAATACCCGATGGATCTGCTCTTGATATACCTATCTTTGGGTTATAAGGAAAATCCCTCTGCAAACTAGGCAATACAACATTCTCAGCAAATGTCCTAACACCCATATCTTCAGCAGTATATTCTTTCAAAACCAATAGCTGACCTCTAGGAGTAAACTGAACTACTACACAAGCAGGAGTTAATCCACCATCCCATCCCAAATGTATTGGCTCACCTTGAATAACATCAACGTGATCTTTAGCATGAATATCGCTATTAAACTCAGGATAAACCTTTTTACCTAATCCAACGCTCCCATATTCACCTAAACAATAAACGTTAATAAACTCTTGTGTTTGACCAATAGCTAGCTTCTTATAATAGTCATAAACTAAAACGTTAGAGTTATCCAAAGACTTATGTGCTAAGTTAATCGCATTATCTGCGTTAACGTTATCAATCCAATCATCATTCTCATCTTTTATTAAACCCGGTGGCTGATGAAATATCCTATAACCATCAGGACAATCAAGTTCAAAAGTCTTATATAACCAATGATCAGTATCAGGGGGATTAGTATCAGCAATAACACCAGACCAATAAGGTTCAGAACAAAACTGACGAGACGGGTATCTTCCATTAAGTCTTCCTTTAATGTGAGATAAAACTCCAGGATGAAGCTCTGACATTTCATTCAAATAAGCAAATGTTACTTCTAATGACTTCATCTTACGTATGTCATCTTCTCTGTCCATAGCCAGAAAAACCAACTCTAATTCAACGATTCCTTTCCCATCATTGAAAGTATGCTCATACGTTAATATGGGTTTCTGACGCTTATAAATGTCTCCAAGATCACCAAACCAAGATAGCCATGACTGTAAAGTAGTAGAATAAAGCTCGCCAGATGTATTTCTTATAACTAAACATCTAGAGCGCCTTCTTCCATTATGCCACGCAGGCATAGCGCAAGCCGACTTAACAATCTTATGCAGGCACATTGTCGTCTTGCCGGAACCATATGGACCTATGACTAAATTAACAAATGCATTGCTACTCTCGAACTCAATACCAGTTGGTGAAGGAATATAAATCCTTTCGCCTTCTGACGTATGAATTAAAGTTCTTTGGTGTCCATGGGATATATGTTGATTTTCTCGAACATCAAATCCTTGTTCGAGATATTTGATTCTATTATGCAGATTGCTTTTCATGCTTGTAATCGAAGCTCTTAACTTTTTCTTCGGTGGTGTATCTTCTCTTACATGCTAAACATTCACGTCTTCTTACCGCAGACATATTCCTTTTAGCATATCTAATGTAAATAACCTCTGACTCTGTCTTAGCACAATAAGGACATTTCATACTTTACGTACGCCTTGTAATGTTCTTCGTGTCATTACCTTAACTGGCTTACCATTAGGATTAACAGAAGGTTTATAAGCAACTTCAACAAATCTATTCTTGTTTTCCCTCTTAGGAGGAGAAGCTCGTTTTATTGGTTTAACCATTTCACCCTTTTTCATCTTCAGTCTTCTCAGCATTGTTGCCTCTTTGTTTATTTTCCAAGTTTTCTACTCTTTCATTTAATTCTAATTCAGAAGTTTTAGAACTAAAATGTTTCCAAAATGAACGCTCTAACGTCCACTCAGAACCTCTATGACTTTTTTCGTTACTATTTATGTTCGATAAATGACGTTTTATGCGTTCTTTTTCTATTTTTCGTATAGATGACAGAAATTGGGCATAATTTGAATTTTCTTTGCCCTCTTTTATGTCTCTTTCACCATATTGTATCCAACTCATGAGAGTACTTAATGCAACACCATTACTTTCAGCAGCATACTTATAAGGAACTTCGTCTCTAAGATCTTGCAAAATAGCTTCAGTTGTTGGTTTATCGAATTTCATATTTATACTCACTCAAAATTTGTCCAATTATACCAATTTTATATCTACCTGTATAGCCCTTGTGAATAAATCTGTTATTTACCTGTTGACATATATGACATCATGTCATAATATCATATCTCACCAATAAACTTTTAAAGGAAAAACATTATGGAAAATAAATTAATTTTACCAGAAGGAGATAATCTAGAGGAATATTTAAATTATTTATTAACTCAACAAGAAACTGAAATTAACGAACTTTACGATAACTATTACCGTTAAAATTTATTAACTTTAGGAGACTTAACCATGGATTGGTTTATAGAAATGTTATTGATATTAGGAGTAGTTTTCATCTCTGCTTATTCATTAAAGATTAATCATGAAGCAATTCAATCTATTAATGAAATGAATAAACAGATACAAGTTATGTTTGTTAAAAGCTAAGGATTTTTATGGATAAAACACATCATCAATTAATTAATAAATCCATTGAGAAATGGATTATTTATTTTATGGAACATTATAAAGTTTCAAGAAATGAATGTATTGAAATGATAAAAAAAGAACTTTTAAAAAAGGAAATTAAATGAACTTATTAGATAAATTAATGGTAGCAACAATGGTACTGGGCGTTTACGCCCTTACCACTATTTACACGTATAACGTATCAAAACGTGTATCACACTTAGAATCAGTAACCTTTTGGAGTTCACGATGCGTAAAATAATGTCTTTATTATTAATAAGTGCAAATTGTTTTTCAATGCCTATGACTAATTCAATATATATAAAACCAGAAAATTGCAAAGATCTTATAAAATTTGAGCAAGAATTAAAAATAGAAAAATGCAAATTAATGCCAACAAAAGAAACTAAAATTAAATGTTTAGATAATTTATTAATAATTTACAGGAATAGTAAATAAAAAAACTTAATTACCTAAATGATTAAATAATAATGGAGCTCACGATGTCCGAAATAAAAATATTGGATGATAATGAATTAGAAAGGTTAAGAAATTTTGTCAGAGAGCTTAGTTTGATGATTGGATTATTAAGAGGAATTATATTTGAATATCAGTGGAAAATGGGTGATAAAAAAATAGAAACATTGAAAGAAATAGATAAAAAAATTGATTTGATGTTTTATAAACCATATTTCACCATTAAGGAACCACCATGCCAGAAATAACCTGCGAAACCTGCGGCCTCGCTCTATGCGAAGACGAGCAAGTAATATGTGAAATATGCGAAGAAAACTTAGAGGATTAATAAATGCAAATAAACATCATATCAAAAGACCAGATAAACATTTTAATTGAAAACGAAAACAAGTCATTAGACATGTACTACAAAAAGTTAAATGAGCAATCAACATTCAAGGGATTCACTGAGTTTTTAGATAAATTCATTGAAAAAGCGAATTACAAAAAATACCTTTTAGAAACATTGGAGAATAAATAATGATTTACTCAATAGAAAATATAAACAAATTATTAAATCAAATTCCTGATTTTATAAAAAAATCATTTGAAAATGAGAATAAAACTTTAAGGCTATATGATTTATTAAGTTGGTATTATTCACAATCAATGAAAACAAGCAATTTATTTGGAGTATGAATAATGGAAATATCAAAAGAACAACTTGTATCATTATGCGAGCAATCTTTTAATGAAGGACAAGAGGAAGGTTTTGATTTAGCAATAGAAATGATTTCAAATTCATTAAATCAATTTAAAGGATTTCTTAAAGATAAAAAATTGGAGAATAAATAATGTCTTTTGATAATGGATTACACAACACAATAATTGATTTATTTTTTCATAGAATAACTAAGCTAGAAGAACATAAAATTATGCAAATTGATGAAAATAGAAAATCAAGTAAAAAGATGGATGAATTAGAAAAAAAGATTAACGCAATTATGCAAGAAATAGGATTTATATGGAGAACTAATTAATGAAATTCGAAGAAGCTTTGAAAGAATTAAGAAATGGAAAAAAAATATCATGTATTAGCTTGCCATCATTGGAGTTTTCATTATCACCACAGTATGAATTATCCATAAAACTACCTAACAATTTATCTAAATTTTCAATAATAGATTTTATAATAAAAGGTGAATGGTATGTTTTAGAAGAACCAGGAAAATCCTTCCCAGAAGTATTTGAATCGTTTAAACAAGGAAAGAAAATAAAGAGAAAATGTTTGTCAATCGATTCGTATCTCACAAAAAATGATTGTTATTACAATCTTAATGCAAAAGATTTACTCGCAACAGACTGGATTATAGTGGAGGAATAGAATGAAATTCGAAGAAGCAATTTATTATTTTAAACAAGGTGCCACAATAAAAAGACATAAATGGCCATCTTATGATGTTTTTTATATAAATGAAAAAGAAGTAAATAAATATGCATTATCAAAAGAAGATTATCTTGCTGATGATTGGATAATAGTTGATAGAATAGAACAACCAGGTAAATCCTTCTCAGAAGTATTTGAAGATTTTGAAAAAGGTAAAAAAATAAGACGTAAAGTATGGCCAAAGAATGTTGGTATAAGCATGAAAATGATGATTACAAAAGATGATTATTTGATGGCTTATATGAAAGATTTATTAGAAAAAGACTGGGAGGTAATAGAATGAAAGTATGGATAGCCTATATAGATGGATGGTCATGCGATGGGGAAGGAATTAAATCATTAGAAATATATTTATCAAAAGAAATTGCTATAAATACAATAAATAACTATGAAGATTATGATAAATATATAATACAAGAACACGAGGTAATAGAATAATGGAACTTTTACATTGCGCATTTTGTGGATCAAATAGATTAGAAAACTATCAATGTATAGGACATGCAATAGTATTTTGTACTGAGTGTGAATATAGAGCACCTACAAAAATATGGAACACTCGCCATTCACCATCAGCTAATTGGGATACTTTTGCAACTAATGAATTAATAAAATGTCAGAAAGCATATAATGAATTGCTAGAAAAACATAATTCGCCATGGGTATCAATTAAAGATAGATTACCAAAAATAAAAGAAAATGTTTTAGTTATTGATGGAGATCAATTAACAGTTGGATATCTTGATAGCGTAGTAGAAGAAAAAACACGTTATTCAGGACCAATTGGTGAAACTTCTTGGTATTTATCTTACGAATCATGGTCAACTAGTGAGATTAGTCTATGTAATGTAACCCACTGGATGCTTCTCCCATCCCCACCAAAGGAATAACACATGATTGATATAATATATGAGTTTTTAACAGGAAATTATATACAAAAAAGTAATTTTGAATTAACAAAATTTCAATATGATTTAACTAGAAATTATGCAGAACGTCATAATTCAACCATAGATAATGTTATAAGTATACAAAGGAAACCAAATAATGAACGCACTATTCTACATATCAGATAACGATAAAAACCGTCACTACGAAATTAGTTTTCAGAAAGAAGGACATAAAAATTACATATGGATAAGAAATGCTGGAGCAGAAGCAATGAGAATGGAAGAGCAACAATTCTTTGACTGCATAGACAAATATTTTAAGGAGAATTTTTAATGAACCTAGAGAACCAATTTGTAAATTTAGAACTAAGCAAAAAACTAAAAGAATTAGGAGTTAAACAAGAAAGTTTGTTTTACTGGTATTATTGTGATGAAAATAAACCATTCATAGAATATGAAGAACTTTTATATGAAAATATATATAGAACAGGACCAGATCCTATAAAAATATGCTCAGCATTCACTGCATCCGAACTATTAGAAATGTTACCTTTTGGTGAATTTGGATATAATTTTTTATTAATACAAAAAGATGATGAATATGACATTTCACATGCAATTGAAGATGCTTATATAGAAAATAATATACATTTTTTAGATAAAAATTTACAAAATGCACTAGCAAAAATGATTATTCACTTAATAGAAAAACAACTTATAGAGATTTAACATGATAGAAACAAAAAAATGCATAGACGGATTATCTTACAAAGCAACATGCACTATTACAGGTAAATCATCTTTCTCCACATCAGAGAAAAAAGCTATTGAATATTTGGAAGAAAGGTTAAAACAAGAAAAGTTACTTAAAGAAAAATACGGAGATAATTGGATAAAAGAGTTTTATGAAAGAGCAAATAAAAGATACTTAGAATTAGGAATTTACTAATGCCATTAATATTTTTAATTGTAGGTCTTATTGTATGTGGAGCACCACCTTGGGTATGGGTGGTGCTCTTTACGATATTTTTATGTGCGCTTTGATTTTTTGAATACATTGGGGAGGATAGCAGAAACTTCCTCTCCTGATCCAAAATAGAAACGGTATATTTGCTTTATGTCAAACACAAGCATTCCCATAAACACTAATAAAATTTGCTCTATCATATCATTTTCGACATACATAATAAGAAGTACATCAATAAATAATGCAGCAAAAGCGAGTAAAACAAGAAAAGGGCGAAAATAGCGTATGGCTCCAATTTCGGAAGCAGCTTTTTGACGAGCATCTTGAATATCACTAAGCTGCGCCTCAAACGTTTTTAACTCCTCTAAAAAATTAGGATCTTGAAGTTTCTCTTTTAAGTACTCTGGCTTCTCCATATCAACTCCTAAGGCGTTAGACATGAGCGTGCCGACAACACCCCCTATTGGTCCTCCTAACAAGGTTCCGAGGGCTGGCGATACTTTACTTACTATAGAAACTATTTCGGAAGTTATATTCACGTTAAAATTCTCCAGAAACCATAATTCTCTTTAACTGAAAGGCTCGAGATGGTACTTCCTTATACCATCGACTATCTTCCATTTCGCGGGCTGCACCCACGTAATCATGTTTCTCGAGAGCTTTTATCATATCACGAAATTTTAATAACCCAACTATTCCTAAATTATAAGCCATAGAAATCAAAACAGTTTGACGTGCTTCATTTAGGCTATTCCAAAAACTAAAATTTTCTTTGCATTGATCTTTTACCATGTTTAGAAGATACTCTAACCAATAATCTGCTACAATTCTTGGTAACTCTATAGAGTCTAAGTTAAATCCATAACCTATCGTTAGGAATCCCTTGGTGTCTCTATAGGGTTTACCCCTAAATCCTTCCTGGTTAGCGATAAGTTCTTTTGTCTTTTCACTCACACCCCATGTATCTACCGGAACGTGACAACCTGCCATATTATAGGCTCCAATCTTTTATTTTATTATCGGATGTTTTTTCTTCTACTATTTCCCAATTGTCATCTAAAGTTGATTTAAATGAGATCATTAAGTACATACCTGAGTCACCACTTACATTTTCATCTATTAATCGAATTGGATCAGAATGAAACTTTTTATTTATAATTGAAGCACCTCTTTTCATGGCGCTTAAAGCTTCTTCAAAACTCAAACCTGTTTTAGGTTCTTCTCCACATCTAAAAATAAAGCTTTCCAAATGATCAATCCTCCTAATTTGAGTTAACATAAAATCATAAATTTGCTTTGCTTTCTCTTCGGCATTGCTTTTCATTAAATATCCTTATGACAAAATGACATTATTTTGAACTTTATGAGAGTTGTACCAAATTTGGAATCTATCCGGATATTGATCTAATAATCCCGCTTCTTCTGTTTTTGATAAAATTTCTAACAGAAGATTAGTCGCCACCTCTGCCACTTTTTTGTAACCTTCTAGTTCATTGTCACGGAACGTTTTCGTCATTAAAAATCCCCTTTCTTAACAATTTCAATCTCAATTGGATATAAATCTTCCACCATTTTCTTTTTAAGCAAAAATTCTGATGTTTCCATACCCTTTACATCAATAAATGAACAAGTTTCATCAGAGTAGAACACCAAAAAATCGACTACGTACTTTACTCCACCAGGAAGATGAAGCGGCACTTGTCTCAAAAAGAACAAAACTTCACCATCACTTTGCAATTTCTCTAAATGTTTAAAATATTTCCACTCTAAAGTGCTTGGAAAGTGATGTCCTTCGTCTTTCACTGATTTAGCTTTAAACTTATGCCCAAATTTTCTCATAACACCATCTCCCATCTTTAATAAATTTTATTTCATGATTTAAATACATAAGGGTATATAAACGGGTTTAATCAAAAAATAATTTCAAGTTCATTGAGTGCATCATTAAACCTACTTAAAACCCTCATATAAGCCCGTAATTAAATATAACTAACTTACCACTAACTCACCTACGTCTTTCTCTGAAATCGTATCACAAGGCTTTAAACAAGCTTCACAAACATATACCCTATAGGCACTGTTTAAATTTTCTATTATTAATCCTTTTAAACAACACTTACTGAACAATCTTTCTCCATAAAGAAGATCAAGCAATCCGACAGGTTTCATTGAACTTTCTCCAAAGAAAATGCATCCATTAAATCCTGTTTACTGTACTTCTTTAGCTCTTCACAAAGTTCCAGGTCATTAAATCCTGGATAGAATGGTCTAGACTTCTTTTTTAAAGCTGTAAACTTATCGGCTATCTGGTACCAATTCAGTTCTGGATAAAGTTCTTTAAGATTACGGCATACAACCGCCCCTGCTTCGATAATCAACTCTACTTTGACATTAGGGTTCTTCTTTTTGGATGACGCTTTTTCAAAAACTTCATGTGCCCATGGTATTCTTGAAGAACCACTGTAGGATTGAGCTAATTGTTTAAACTCAGCTACATCAGGTGGCCATGCAAACTTATCCAAACATTCATCCAAGGCTCTCGATATATCTTCTGGTGTTATATTCTTCAAAGCTTTCGTCCAAACTATTGCCGCTCTGTTTAGATCCTCTTCTGTCTTGTAGTTGATGTTCATTTTTTGAGGAAACATTAATTTCAATCTCGCCAGAATTTGATGTCCCAAATCCCAAGTTTCCTCCGAGGACTCTTTTGAAATAATCAATTTGCCAGTCTGATTTTTGTTTAGAACTTCCATTACCTTTTCCATTCATATCTCCTTGTGATTTAATTTCGAACAATCCCGACCATCCATTAGCAATACTAGCTTCAATTACTTTCCTGATATCTTGCCCATTCTCCTTCAATTCTTCTAACTTCTTAATAGCCATATTTGATCCTTGTTCTTTTAAAGGCTTTTTTATTTCTTTTCTGTGCTTAACAAATTTAATCCATAGATCTTTTTCTAACCAATCAGGTAAAAAAATATTTAATGGATCAAAAATGGCGTCAACGCGTTTTTTGCGTTGCGCCTTATTATCTTTTATCTTTTGTTTATTATCTGTGTTTATATCTGGTATAGGTGGGTTGGTATCAACCAAGACTTTGGTTGGCTCTAACCAAGGTCTTGGTTGGTTTTCACCAAGGGTTTGATCAATTTGTTGACTACTTATATATGGGAATAACTTTAATCCTTCATCAGATAGCGTGTACCAATTGGTTCTGTCATAAGGAAGTTTGTTATAATTTCCTACAAGTAATAGACCTTGTTTTTTGCAGCTATCAATAACTCTTCTTAAGTTTTGTCTAGACCAGAAAGGAAATAATTTGGTAAAAGCTTTTTGAGAATTGAATGTCCAGTATCTTTCATCATAAAAATTTACATTGTTAGATTTATTTTGCATCATCCAATAGGCTACATTTTGTATAAATATTGATTCATCTACGCCAAATTGTTTAGCAATATAAATGTTGAAAATATAATTCATACATCATCCTTATAATTGTTTGTTTTCCATAGCTTCCCGCCATTCCAACATGGCTTTATGTGTAATAATTACCTTACTGTGGAACTGAATTTGTTTTGGAGCTTTCCCTTCTCTTTTAAGTTTATGGAAAGTCGCTGGAGTCATTTTGTGTAAATCACAAAATTCTTTTATAGTATATACCTGATTTTCGTTGTTATCCATATTTTTCATTACCTATTATTGACAATTAATGATTATTAAAGTATATTACATTTATGGCTATAAAACAACCTCCCGTAGGATCGACGGGCACTGGGATAAAATCCTTATAATTCCCTTGGGGAAATCCATACATGACAGTGAAAGCCGGTTTTGTAGCCACTTTTTTATGGCCGACGATACTTGGACTAGATAGGTGCGCTGACAAGGAAAATAGGCCACCAGTTTATGGGGCAACAGCGAGTCCACTCGTGCTACCGGTTGGTAGGTCAATGATATCTTGGCGATTGCTCCACCATTTTACGGCAATCTCGGCGTGGACAGTGACACGTAGAAGGGACACTTCTGCATAACCTGGATGAAAATATCCTAGGAAAGATAGTCAGGTTGCAAGTAGTTATCCATAGGAAAGAACGCGAAAATGATGCAAGTCAGTGCAATTCTGGCAGATTGCCACTTATTAACTTAAAGAGGTATTAACAATGGAATACGATTTTGCAGGTTTGTGCGCCGATCAATTAGAAAAGTTAGACAAAAAATTATCAAGTTTTAATAAATCATTGGTTAAAGAATATAAGTTCGCTCTAAATATTATCAATGATCCAAAAGCAAATGGAAATAGACCACAAATTTTTCAAGAAATAGAAAATATTTTGTCTGATCAACTTTCTAAATCTGTAATATTTTATACAGAGGCTTTGAATAAAGTTCAAAGAGTTTTGAAAGACAATCTTTAATTAATTCTTAATTACCGTAAATTACAGCTTAATTACATCCAAAGGAAATGAAATGAAAAATATAGAAGACGAAATACGTAAATTAACAATAGATCTTCTGGATAACGTATCTAAATGCATTGAAGATATATGGAGATCTTACCATGAAAAAAAGAGAAAAGAGCATGAAGAAAATATAAACACTCATGATGAAAATTGTCATTGTTTATCTGATGTTTATGTAAATGCAAACTTCAATTTTTTGGTAAACGTGTTGTCTTATATTGTAGAATCTATGGTTAATAATAACTCATCAAAAGAAGTGAAAATAAAAATAATAGAAGAAATATGCTTAAAAGCTAAAGAAGGTCCTAGGTCATTGCATTAAATTATATTATGAATTATAATTCTATTGAATTTTTTCATGACATTTCCTTATTACCCAAATATTTAAGTCTCATACGGTCCCTTGGATACCACCAAGGGTTTTTTTATTTTAAATATTATATTATAATAACTTTGTGTGAATTTTTGTTACACCATTAGGTGATGCTCGTAACATAACCTAATAATGACATTGTGGATCTCCTTAATTGACTATAGGGTTGCTGCCCTGGTTGATTAGAATCCATGAGATTTTTAAGATAGTAATCATTAAAAGCCTTGGGCGCTCTATGAAGCGCCCTATTACTCTTTCCTTATATCATCTATATTAACTTCTATCCCTTTAAGCTTAAGTAATTTAACAAACCTTGAACAAACCAAGAAAGATGGTTGTCTTATATTCGATTCATATTTAGATAAAGTTGATTGATCAATTGACAACAATTCGGATAATTCGTTTTGTGTAAGGCCTGATTCTATTCTATATTTTTTAAAATTGTTCATTTATTTCGCCTATATGACTATTAGGAATATCATAATTTAAAACATCTATAAAAAACAATTATAAACTACTTGCTATATGTATGCCACTATGTCATAATTATTTCCGTAAACAACAAATAAGGAAATCATGTATGGAAAATGTAATTTATGATATTGAGACTAAATATATTGTTAAGTATCTATTAGAAAAGTTTGGATTTATATCTTTATCAAATAGAGTTACAAGTGAACAAGTAGATTTGTTTATTAACTTTATTAAAGTTAAATCTAGAAGAACAAATAAGTTTATAGAAGAAGTTAATTTTTATTTATAAGGATATTTTATGATAAACAAAAAGGAAGTTAGAGAATTTGCATATGATTTGGTTTCAGATAGAAAGAATGAATATTGCCTGTTAAGCGATGCAGAAAAAGAAAAAATAACAGGTTTAATTATTAAAAATACTGAAATAATAAATGTTTGGGAATATATAACTGAAGCAGATTATAAAAATGAATTACCAAATATGTTGTCAAAATACCTGGAAACAGGAAGCAAAGAAACTGGTATAGAAATACTTGAGTTACTTAAAAATAACGCCATGAGATACGCATCACGAGAAGCTATAGAGATTATAGAGGAGCAGTCAAAAGAGTATAACTATAACAAACAATATGAATGTGAAGAGGAATAGAAAATAGCCATGGAGGGCTTAATGATATACAAAAACATATCTTGGATAATAACAATAATGATATTAATTTATTTTTGCCTTAGAACAATAGGCGGATATTAGGAGAACGTATGAGTAACACAATATTAATTATAGGTGAATCAGGGACGGGAAAAAGTACTTCAATAAGAAATCTTAATCCTGAAGAAACAATTATTATAAATGTTTTGGGAAAACCTTTTCCATTTAAAAGTGCTAGAAAAAAATATATATATTTATCAGAAGATAGGATGTCAGGAAATTTATTTTCTACTGATGATAATTCAAAAGTAATGGCAATAATTAGATTTGTAAACCAAAAAAGGCCTGATATTAAAAATTTAATCATAGATGATTTTTCTTATTTGATGACAAATGAATATATGTATAGATGCATGGAAAGAGGTTTTGATAAATATAGCGAAATGGCTAAAAACTCATGGCAAATAATAAGAGAATGCAATGCTACAAGAGAAGATTTGTGTTGTTTTGTAATGTCTCATTCTGAATCAGATGAAACTGGAAGAATGAAATGTAAAACTATAGGAAAAGTATTGTCTAATAAAGTAGTTTTAGAAGGAATGGTTACTTGCGTTTTGCACTCTATAATTTATGAAGGAAAATATAAGTTTTTAACTCAAGATAGTGGAACACACATGGCTAAAAGCCCAATGGGAATGTTCGAATCAAAACTTATAGATAATGATTTAAATTATGTAAAAGAAAAAATGAATGAATACTTTAATTCTGACATAGATATGTAATTGACAATCACCGATTTTTTTATATAATAATTTACTTTAATCGGTGATAATTATGAAATACAAGTTACCTGAATACAAAATATGGAAATCAATGAAATCAAGATGTTACTCAAAATGTAATAAAAATGTTGGTAAATATCAAAAAAATAATATTCAAGTATGCAAAGAATGGATTAATAATTTTGATAAATTTTATGAAGATATTGGCAAAAGACCATCTAAAAAACATAGTTTAGATAGAATAGATAATTCAAAAAATTATTCAAAAGAAAATTGCAGATGGGTAACTAATGATATACAAGCTAAAAATAGAGGTTCTTTTAATAAAGTATTTACATATGATGGTAAATCATTAGTTTTGAAAGAATGGTCAAAAGTTTTAAATATAAAATATACAACCTTATATACAAGAATATTTAGATATGGATTATCATTCGAACAAGCAATAAAAATAGATCCATATAATAAATTAATAGAAAT